TTCTAAACTCGTCACATAAATCTTGTGCATGAACGACTGTGCTACAAAATATAACTGTCTTTCTATCTCCAGCTTTGTCTTGCCATTCTTCTACAATCTTCTCATTGATGGCACGTTTGTTCATAATCTGCTCGACTTCACTCATGTCGAAATCTGAAACTGTTTTACGAACATTTTGTAGATCTTGTTGTACACCTACATCAACAACAAATGTTTTTGGTGGCACAAGAAAACCTTCTCGTATCAAGTTGCCTATCTCAATCTGATGTGAGCAGTTGTTGAAAATATCTTTCAAGCCTTTCCTGTCACCACGATTAGGTGTAGCCGTAAAGCCAACAATCTCTACAGACTCGTTAGCTTCCTTAACTCTTTTAATAATTCTCATGTATGTGTCAGCTATAGCATGATGACTTTCATCTATGACCATCATGTCTACTTTCGACATATTATCTAAATTGTTCGGTCTGGATAAG